CTTCGAACTCCGGACGCGTTCCCCTCACTCGTCACGGACATCGGCAAGCTAACGAGGAGAGACGTCGATGTATGGACTCCACCGACATGGCGATACTTTGACGACCCTGCTGATGCGCGACGAGCCATCGGAGAGTTGGCCCGTACAGCGGATCGACTTGTCGTGGACATTGAGGTCGGCATTGACAAGGACGTTAGTTTCGGCCACCCAAACGAGTACGATCTCCTATGCGTGGGACTCGCTTACGCAAAAGGAAAGGCAGTGGTACTTGGGTCTGGTGCACTTGCCGACAGGACTGTTCTGGATGACCTCGGGCAACTCCTACGCCAAACACGAATCATTGCTCATAACGGCAAGTTCGATCTGGCGGGACTTTTTCCGACACTCGGACCGTTGGAGCTCTGGTTTGATACCATGCTCGCCTCCTATGCCTTGGATGAAAGGCCGGGGCAGCACGGGCTTAAAGTCCTTGCAGTGGAACGTCTCGGCGCTCCGAAGTACGACGACGAAATCTTCCAGTTCATACCTAAAGGCGGAAACTACGCCGACATCCCAAGAGAGGTCCTCTACAGGTACAACGCCTTCGACGTAGCTTGTACTTGGGACTTGTACGAGCTGTTTGAACCTGAACTCGAAGCTCAGGACCTCAGACGGGTTCATGACTACATGGTGGCTGCGTCGAACCAACTTATGTACCTCGAGATGAACGGCATCAAGATCGACAAGGAGTACAGCCGTAAGCTCGATGGCGAATACCTCCAGAGGCTGGAGGAACTAGAGCAGGAGCTCGGAACGTATGTCAGTGCTGCCACCAACGGAGAAGTCGACTTTCTCAATCCGCGATCCCCTCAACAGATCAAACGATTCCTGGCTAGGTGTGGAATTAACGTTGGATCTACGGACGTGGATCACCTCACTCCCCTCCTGGCGCGGTTGGCTCCCGGACCGGTCCAGGATTTCGTGTCTGGGCTGCTACGGCACAGACGCGAACAGAAACTCTACGGTACATATGTCAAAGGTATTAGAAAACGGCTGTACCGCGGTCGGGTGTATACAACTTACATGCTGCACGGAAGCACATCCGGACGGCTTGCTAGTCGCAATCCGAATCTGCAAAATATCGTGCGAAGTAAGGAGATCCGACGGCAGTTTACTGTCGCGAAGCCAGGCCATGTATTAATCCAGGCCGACTACAAGCAGGCCGAAGGACGCATCATCGCAACCATGGCACAGGACGAATACTTGCGCCGTGTGCTCAGCGATCCGGAGATCGACATCTTCGATGACATGTCCGACCTACTCTACGGGCCAGGTAACTGGCGCAAGGAAGTCGAACGCATCAGAACGAAGGCGTACTTCTACGGACTGAGCTATGGGCGTGAGGCATTCTCTATCGCCATGGAGTACAAGATCCCTGTCGCAGAAGCCGAACGCAGACTTCGGGAGTTCCGAGATCTGATTCCGGCAACATCGCGATGGCAACAGATGGTTCGCCAACAAGTCTTGGACGGTGAGGACCTTGTCACCCCATTTGGACGAAAGAGACGCTTCTGGCTCATCACCAAGGAGAACAAGAAGGACGTGCTCAACGAGGCCTTGTCCTTTTTGCCACAGTCCACTGCATCCGACATTTGCCTCGGGTCGCTGGTACATCTGCGTCCTATGCTTCGTGGTATGGGATGGATCCGACTTACGATTCATGACGCTCTTGTCGTGGAGTGTCCCGAATCTCGTATTGACCAGGTGTCGGAGTTGCTGCGGCAAGCAATGGTCAGCGAGGCCGCTAAGTACACCGACTACGTACCGTTCCCGGTAGACATCTCAATCGGCACAACGTGGGGTGACCTATGATCGTACTCGGCGTTAGCCTTAACGCCTGGCTGATTGCCCTCGTCAACTTCGTTCTGGCACTCTTCAACATCCTTGTCGTGTTCCTGATTGATCTGACTGAGACACGTACGCCAGGTTTGCACCGCCTGGGTACAGCTCACCCACGTCAGGAGCAGTACTACGTCGGACAGCGCCAGTACGTCCGAACAAAGCTTGGGAGACCGCCATATGCCTAGAGGTCGCACTAGCAAGCCTGGCGACACGATGGTCAATGCTAATGGCTACCACCACACGCGCACCACTGAAGGGTGGAGACTGACGCACCATCTTATCGCCGAGGCTAAGCTCGGTCGGCCATTGGGTCCTGGTGAAATGACACGGTTCGCGGATGGTGATCGTGCTAACCTCGACCCAGACAACATCGAAGTCTTCGAACGTGGGCGGGCGAGCATTCGTGCTCGCCTTGCCGTAATCGAGGCTCGGTTGGCCGAATTGTATGCCGAGAAAGCGAAACTAGAAAGGGAGCTCAATGGGCGTCCTAGATGATGACGACGTCATCAAACAGGTCCTGGATCAACTAATCGCCAGAACGCAAGAAGCACGACTCAACAGCGACGCACCTCGTGAGGTCCTGATCGCCACGCACAAGGACGTCATCCTTGAGGTCTATCCAGACCGGGCGCAAATCGCGTATCTGTTGGCTGCCCTGGTTCATCGCACGTGCGAACTACTCGAAACGTAGTTAGAGCTCTACTAACCTGAGACGATCGAAGAGACCAGATAGAACGCTAGATAGACCAAAGGACTTCACGATCTAACGGCTTAGGTAAGCTTAGGGATCTTGCGATTCTAACTCGCGTCTACGTTTCACGTTGTTACACGTGCTTCCGCACATCAAGGCAAACCACACACGGCGAAAGGAGCCAAGATGCGTGACACAATGCAAGTCATTGTCACTGGTAGACAAGGAGGTAAGACAAGCGCTATTGTTGACTGGCTCCTCGAGGGTCACTCAATTGCACCGTACCCCGGCTGGTCGCGTGTCATTCTGTGCGCATCCCATCGGGAGGTCGTACGCGTGACGGGACTTGTCCGCGAAGCCACTGAAGGCTTTGAGCCCGGTACGTGGGCTGAGCTGACGATCGCCGACATCCGTAAGTGTGTTTGGAGCGTCGACGACTTGACAGGGGTAATACGGAGCGGACACGGCGCAATGCCTGGTATTCAGGTTGGCGTCGACGACGTCGATCTCGTCATTGCCAACATGTTGGGTTGGCAACCATCACTCATAACCATGACAGGAGAACTTCATGACATCAATCCCGAGGGACCCACTAATTCCGATCAACAACCACTTCCAACACCGGCTACAGATTCCCAAACTTGACACGGGCATCGTAGCTGTTGATCCTGGTCCTGGACTAGGTATCGCCACATTTCACCCGTGGCCTGCAGCATCACGTCAGCACTTCGACTCGATGACCTACTCGATCGGCCGGGACGGCCACAGCTACCTGGACATCATCCTCCGCGATCTGCGTGGGTACTTCTCCGGTATCGAGTTCATCACCCTGATCATCGAGAAGTTCGAGTTCCGGAAGGACGACGCCGAGTTCCGTGACCGGATCGACTTCACCGCAGCTGAGTACGTCGGCATCAGCAAACTCGTCGGATGGCGCGAGTACGACAGTACAGTGATGCAGGGCGCAGCTGAAGCGAAAGGGTTCTGGGACGCTACTAAAATGCGGAAGCTGGGACTCTACGCACCAGGACAACGTCACGCCAACGATGCCATGCGACACCTACTGAAGTACATGGCATTCGATCGGAACCAGAAGTGGCTGTTCACACCCCTGAAGGACAAGTCATGACCCCAGAAGAGATGGAGGCCCTCGTCAACGAGGAAGAAGCCTCAGGTATGCGGCGCGACTACCTTATCGGCAGAGCCATCGGCTGGATCCTCGGCCTTGCAATGTTGTTCACCGTCTGTTCGTGCCTTGCCGGGCTGTTCTTCGTGGTCTTCCAGGACAGCGCCGGACTATTTCTACAACCGTGAAGATGGGCCGAGCCGGCCATCAAGAGGGACTCCGGCGGGAGGAGTTGATGACCGGCTCGGCTGTTACACGGGAAAAGTAACCTATTTGAAGTTGACTTACCTCAAAGGCCGTGTGGGGTTTGCGTTAGACCTCAGGAGGAGGTTTAACAGAGGTACTCACCTCGATCTGCTTGGTGATGTCCAGGTTCTTCGCCAAGCCGACATAAGTGCCGATCGCTGCGAAGAAGATGGTGAGGATGCTCGTCGTCAGGTTTGCGAAGTCGAGTCCGCCCTCGACCATCGCTGTGATGACACCCGCCACGACCGCGTACAGGAATGTGACAGCGGATCGGACCTGCTTCGACCAGAATGGCTGCTGCAGGAGCGGGATGATGAAAATGGACGATATGAAGCCAACGATGGCACTCCACATCATGGTGTTGCTCACAAGCCACCTCCGTAGTTGATAACGAAGTAGATCAGTGTTCGGATGCTAGCTGCTCCCGCCGTTCTCCTGACTTCGACGAGGAACTGTGTGAAGTCCTCGTATGCGCCAGGCACAACTGTTCCTGTCACGTCCCATTCAAACGTGATCGTCGTGTTAGCAGCCACTCCTACTGCGGTCGGACCAGCAACCACCTCCGATGTCGCTAGGGACCAAACCCTGACCTCGCTCGAGCAACCGGCGTCATTCAGAACACGGACACCGATGCGCATCTTGACTGCCTGAATGTGACAGGAGATCCGCCACAGTGCAACGAACGAGGTCGAAGTTGTGGTCACGGGTGGTGCGATGTACTCGGACTCGCGATCGACGAAGGCAGGAATGATGGGCCTTACGATGCCGAAGTCCGTATCATTCACAGAGAAGACAGGGTTGCCTTCCTGGTCATAGAACTCCAGTCGGCTGTTGCCGCTGTCATCGCTGCCGAACACGCCAGCCAGCGAACCATCGGGGTCGCGAATTGTAACGCCCCAATAGTCTGTGCCGTCGATGTCTTCCTTACCCAGAATGGCTACAGGATTGCCGTCCGGGTGGATTATTCGGACAGCACCCTTGTCGACAGAGGTGTTGTTCGCACGTGGCTGTGTTTCGAGCGTCTTCAGACGTCGTTCGAGTTCGGCGATGCGCCCTACCAAGTCAGGTGATTCACCACGGTGCCTGTCTGATCTAGGCAATTTCGTCTCCCTCGAAGATGAGGTCAGCTTCCTCAACCTGCTCGCTCGTTGGAGGACGCACCTTCCAGGCCACAAGACGCATGTCCTTCTCAAACCCTTCCGGGTTCCTGGCGTCCTGTATGGTGACGCGTGCTGTGTCGCCGAGACTGAAACTACCAATCTCAGGCACACGATCACCCTTTACGGTGACCTTGACAGTCACCATCGGTGGCCTACGGATAATGCCTTGAGCGTTTGCGACAGTGGCAAGGAGCGCTGTGTTGTCGATGTCCTTACGCACCACGTCGATGTCCCATCGAGGGAAGCCACCTGCGATGAGGTCAGTGTGTGCGACCTCTGCTGCAAGCATGTCCGTGCCCTCGCCCGCACCCACTGTTAGAACATGGGTGCCAGCGTCCGCCATGGACTCGGTCATGTAGTACTGCGTGATATTACCTGGGTAGTCGAAAGTTGGCATACCCGGATGAACGCCCGTACCCAAATATGGATAGCCGATGAGTAGGTCCTTACGATACCACTGACCGTCTTTAACCACAGCAATACGCCAGTCAAATCCATCGGACGAGTCCGAGATGCTGGACATGACTTCACCGTAGTACTTAACTTCGTACGGATAGACCTCCACTGACTTAGTCACAGGCGTGCTAGGTCCTGAAGGTATAATGATGTTGATGTTACGTCCCGCAACGATCATCATATCCGTCCACAGTGTTTTGAATAGGAGTACCTGCTCCATATCCGTGTATACTGTGTTGGAAATGATTCGCTGCCTTCGTGGGTAGGATTCGAACGAGATGCCATGCATCTGTAGAGTCTTGGACTGTGCTGAGTAGACACGGCTCCAGATAATCCATGCGCCTACAGGAATGCCGTTACGCTCCACTACAACGAAGGTACGGCCTGGGTGGGTTGCCTCGATAAGGTCAACGTTGCGCTTACCTGTTTGGTCGAGTTGGAACGTCCCGTCGAACTGACTGTCGGCACCGTTCAGGCTGTGACTCATATACACGCCGTACAAGTCAATTTCCTGAATGACTCGCTCGTCGCGTAGCGTGAGAAACACGTACCTGTACTTGGCAACCATCAGATATCCACACCCGTGTCAGTCACATCAGGACCCAAGTCGATGACAAGGATCTCGATCGGGTTCGTGGCACTACCGCTGATCTGGGCGTTGCCAGATCCTGAAACTCGCTGAATGCTAAGAAGCAAGCTCAACGTCTCGTCTACTGTAGGTGTGTAAGACACGCTAACCACTTGTGACATACCCGTAGTGCTGTTATCCTGACCGTCTCGACTGTAATTCAGGATGGTGCTGGAAGTCGTCGGCGTTGATCCATCCGTCGTGTAGCGCATGTTCGCCGACAGACCATCAGTAGCACCACTACTCGTGACCTGCAACGAGGACGTGATAATGTGGTAGGTGCGGTTAGCCTTGATAGGAATGTCATCAAGGCGCAGGACACCAACCTCGGTTGTCGTTGTCGTGCTGGTAGTGGTTCGACGAGCACGAGCAATGATGCTGCCCGCTGTCTCGAGTGTAACCCACGCCGATCCGTTGTGAACCTTGATCTTGTCCAGGTCGCGCTGGTAGACCATCATTGACTCGAAGGCCGTAAGTGTGGCAAGCTCAGTCGAGTCCTTGATCGAAACCAAGCCGCCCAGTGCTGACATGTAGATACGTGTGTCGGTGATCTCGCCCGTTGTGATGGACGTGTCGTTGGCGACGATTAACACCTGCGCCAACGTGATCGAGTTGGCAGGAGCCGAAGGTGCCGCAGGCGAGCTTGCCGGCGTACCCGACACAACAACCAGCGAACTAGTATTGGCGCCACCCGAGTAGGCCGAGTCTTCGACCTTGAAGCAGACAAGGTCGATCCGATTCAGAGTTGCGTGCGCCGCAGCGATGCTTAGGGTGACGTCTCCATCGTTGAGGACGCTGTATACACCCTGCTTCGACCCTTCTGAGCCAGGAATCGTTGCATGGCCCGACTTGACAATCACAGCCATCGAGGGTGAGCCGGTCTGTGTGACTTGCAAAGCATTACCCAGAGCTGGGTTTACACCACCTCGTGGCAGGAGTGATGTTGCACCACCCTTACCATTGACGAGAAGAGCGTGCCAGTTACGCATCTGCTCAGCGGTATGCGTTGCACCGGCATTCTGTAGGAACCCGCAAGGGTTGACTTCTGTCATGTGCTACCTCCACGCATTCCGATATGAAACAGTCAACTGGCTACCTGTTCCATCGGTGCCGCCGAATCGAATGAAGTTCAAGCCCGGATCTAGTAGGAACCAGTCCGGCTGAACAAGAGTGGCGCGACGGTTTGTCGTACCGTTTAGTAATACTGTCTTAGCCGCGAGGTCGATCACCAACACATCTGAGGCACCAAGGTTGATTTCAAAGCTGAGCAGTCCACCGTTCGTATCGTTCGCGATCAGTGGGTTGATGATGGGTCCTGCGATGGTGAGGATTGCTGGTGTGGGTCTGTTGCCGGCGTTGTCAATATACTGCCCCGCAGGTTCAGCGCCACCACCGAAATCCAAGTCAAACTCGAAGTCGAACGCAAAACCGATGCCGGCTTCGCCACCGTAGGCGATATTGATGTCCTGCTCGACAGCATCGTAGATGCGAGGGTCTTCAGCGTACATGACGAACTGTACACGGACTACGCCTCGACGACGATCCCCTGCCCAGTCGTATCGAAGGCCTCGTGGCTTGACGAAGATAACACGATCCTGCTGACCAGGAGCCCTAAGGTAGAATGGCACTGCGACGGTGCTGGGTGACCATTCGTACTTCAGCTGGTCGAGGTAGTCCTCCAGCGTTGCCGCTGTTGCGAAGGCTTCACCGTCCATCATCATTGGACGGCCCTTCTCGAACTCCGCATCCATGAAGCCGCCGTCCACACCTTCGTGGTCGCGCTCGGTTTCGCGAATTGGGGCTGAGTCGAGTCCGTACACCCGAAGGATATCGACGAAGGGCAGCGACACGTCAGTGTTCAGCTCGGTGCCAGTGTCACCCAGCTTGAAGACTAGCTCGTCAGTGACCGACACTACATCCTCCCAGCCAATTCCCAGCCCAGCATTTCAGCCTGCGCACGTGCGTCAAGTTCCTGTGTGTTGACGGTAATGTTGTTGTGGATGACCTTGGTGGGATTCGTGTCCGTCAATGCGCTCCGAGCATCTTCCACACCCCCCACACGGCCTTGGTCAACAGGAACCATTGCTTGTGGCCGCAAGCCAAGGAACGAGTCGTTGCCGAACATCGCATCGGCCATCGTCCTCTTGTAGCCGAGGATGTAGCCTTCTGCTGACTGTGAGCCAAGTACCATCATCCGACGGCTTGGTGAACCAATTTCCAGTACGTCCTTCAGCATGCCGACTGCGTTCTCACCGAAGTCGCTGATCTCTGCCAAGGCGTTCGTGAACTTACTCTTCATACCCTGGATAAAGCCACCGATGAAGTCCTCACCGACGTCGTACAGCCACCCAGGAACACCACGGAAGAAGGCTGGGACGTCCACGGTGAAGAAGACCGTGATGGCTGTCATCGCACCTGTGAACTGCTCGCGAATCCAGCCGTAGAAGTCACGTGCCTGGTTGTACAGGAACTGGATGCCTTCCCAGATCTTGCCGAAGACCCAAATGACGCCCTGTACGATCTCGACAAGAAGAACGAACGCGGCAACCACTGCCATGATGCCAAGCACAAGTGGTCCGATAAACGCCATCGCCAACACACCAGTGATGACCGCTGCAACGATGGCTGCCCACTTGCCAAACTGAATCAGGAACTCGATGACGGGCATCATCGATTCCTTGTTGCGCCCCCACCACTCAGTAAGTGCCCGGATGGCAGGGATGATGATGTTGTTGATGATGTCGCCAATGAACTGGAAGCCTTCCTTGGCGATGCTAACGAGGATTCTACCAGCTTCCTCGATCTTCGGCTTCATGCGGTCCCAGACTTCGTTCCGGAACTCGTTGAAAGCCGGCAGGACCTTCTCTTCGAACAGCTTCGCCAGGTTCTTGAGCGGTGGGAGCAAGTGCTCCTTGAACGCCTTGGCAATGTCACGTCCTGTGTTAAGGACGATGCTACCAAGCGACTTGACATCTTCCCACAAGTCCTTGACGATTTGCCTGAAGGTGCTGCTGACTTGCCAAGCGACGGCGAAGCTTGTAACCAAGAAGGTGATGGCTGCGACTAGGGCGCCAACGATAGCGACCATCGGTGCCATAACCGACCAAGTGGCTGCCAGCGAGGCAATAAAGACAGCCATGAGACCGATGCCAGTGAGGATGACACCGAACACAACTGCCAGGATTGAACCCCAGAGCAGGAACTGGGCAATCGTGTCTTTGACGCTCTGCGGCAGCCTGTCGAACCAGTCAAGCCCACGTTCGATGGTGCTGAGCAACCGGTTGAAGGCCGGAAGTAGTGCCTCGCCAATAGATTCCTTTACAATGGCGAACTTGTTGGCGAGGATTTGTGACCGCATAGCCGTCGTGTCGGCCATCATTGCGTAGGCGTTCTCGAACGCGCCTGTGTCGCCCGTCATTTCCGAAAGCATCAGGTCGAGTGTCTCAAGACCAGATTCAGTCAGAAGCAGTGTCTGCAGGAACTTGCGTGCCTGGATAGTGCTACCGGCACCGCGGAAGACATCGAGGATAGTCTCGACGCGCTCTGCCTCAGGTATGTCACGCAGAACATCACGGAACTGCCGAATAACCTCGTTGAAGGGTCTAAGTGACCCATCTGCGTTCCTGATTTCGATGCCGAGCTCTTCCATCCGCTCGACAGCTGTCGGGTTTGAGAATGCGTCAAAGGCACGTGCAACAGCCGTCGCCGACTGTGCTGCCGGAATACCAAATCGGGTCGATGCTGCGAGGGCCGCGAGCATCTGCTCCAGCGACTGGCTTGCTCGAACAGCCGACGGCGAAACGCTGCCGATGCGTGCCGTCCACTCTTCGTACGAGCCAATACCTTCCTGGACTAGCTGGAACTGCAAGTCAAGAACTCGGTTCACTTCCTCGACAGGGATAGTGAACGCGTTCATGATACCGATAGTGGCACGTGAAGCTGCCTGGATGTCCGTCTGACCGGCAACAGCTGCCTTAGCAAACGCCTCCAACAGAAGCTCGGCACCCATAACGTCGACTTCCATCGACGAGAAGATGTCGAACAACGCGCTCTGAACCGACATGAACGGAATGGCGAAGTTGCGTGCGATGTCCTTACCAACATCGGCAATCTGCCGCAGGTTACCGTCGAAGTGGTCGATCTGGGTTGCTGTGAGTCTAACTTGCCGCTCGTACTCAACGGCAGAGTCGATCAGGTTATTCATCGTAGCGAATCCCGCAACACCCACGAAGCCAAATGCGACACCGATAGTCTCTAGTGCGACACCTGTCTGTGTTAGAGTGTTCGTAAAGTGCGAGAAGCGTTGCGTGTTCCGCGTGATGAGTGTAGCTTGCCGGTCGTAGTCCTGTGCCTGCCTTTCGAGGGCTGTGGCCTCTGACTGTAGAGCAGCAATGGCAGACTGACGTCCAGCAAGAACAGCCTTGGAAGCGCCGGCTTCCCTCAAGCGAGCCACTTCCAACCGCTTGACAGCGATCTCGGTTCGCTTGAGGGCCGCCTCTTCGCGTACGGCGTCGGCACGAGCTTTCAGTGCCGCAATACGTGCAGCAGTACCTGTACGGACAAGTTCCTGAGCGAAGCGCTGGAGGTTACGTGTTCCCTCGTCACGAACGCGAAGAGCCAAGTACAGCTCGCGTGTGCTGAGCGACACGGTTCACCTCCGGTTGCGCATTGCCTTCAACTTCGCATCCAACTCGGCACGCTTGGCGTTCATGCGGTTGTTCTCCATCGACTGGGCTTCAGCATCCGCATCGAACACCGCTTGGAACAAGTGCATTAGATATGAATCTTGGTCGAGAAGTCCGCCAGAGTCGGGCAGTGTGCCCAGTTTCTCACACACCCGAACGAGCTTTAGGACTTCTCGGGCATCGTACTCGATGGGACGTTGGAGGACGATTCCGGCGCGGAGCCGGAAGGTGAGTTTTTTACCTCCTCGTCCTCCTCGAAGTTGTTCAGCTTGTCCATCCGGGACGAGATTTCCTCGCCGATCTGCGCCGCCAGTAGCTCGACGTCCTGCTGGTTCTTGAAGTTGAGCGGCCGGATGGGACAGCTGCACTTGCCGGCATAGCAGTCGCTCTGCTCGGTGTGCTGCTGGTGTTCGAGGTTGTGCTCCAGGATCAGGTTGGCGAACTCCCAAAGCTGAACCTGCTTCTGCATCATGTTGATCTCGCCGACAGCGTCCTTATCCACCTTGTTGGACAGGATCCGCATCTTGCCGGAGAGTTCCGCACGAGACAGCTTCTCGCCGTAGGTCATACGTCGTACGATGACGTATCCCCCCGGACAACTTGTCAGGTCGATCCTCTCGGTCTTCTTGACCAGGGTTGCAACTGGCACTCTTCGTTCCTCCCTCAGGAACAAGACCCACCTAAACCAAATGGGCCAACCAATGTCTACCAGATAGACTCGAGTTAGACCTACAGAGGTCCAAGCTATACATAGAGCTACGAGGTTTAGGGTGTTCATCAGTCTATCTCGAGTCTATCTGGTCTAACAGCTCGTCTCAGGTAAAAGTAACCCTTAGCGAGCTTACGGTGTGATGTCGGCCTGCGTCTTCACGGCAATCTCGAACGCCTTCTGAGGCGAACCGCTGTCGAGGACTGCCTGGTAGTTAATCTGCGCCCGCAGCAGATCGCCTTGACCAGACAAACCGACTTCGTAGGATTCCTTGATTGCGGCCGGGATCAGCATCGTGATGCTGTTGTTGGCCCCCTTCGACGCGATCAAGGTGATGCTCTGAGCCGTCACTGCCTTGAAGGCGTCGTAGTCAGTTCGCGTCAGGAAGTCGCGTGCCATCATCAGCGTTGTGGCACGCTCTCCGAGCTTGATGAAGTCCGCTCCGCGTCCGGTGTTCTTCAACCGGAACTGCGGCTCGCCGCCATCGTCGACCGTGAACTCGAACGAGTCGGTGTCCGTTACCGGTGTGGCTGTCGGCACCTGGATTGCGTAGGTACCCATGCCGTACGGTGTGGTTGTCGGCCACGACGGAGTCGGAGCTGACTGCGTCGCTTCGCTGCGACCGATGATGGACACCGTGAAGATCAGGATGCCCTCGGCGATGCTGAACTTGTAGCCCGCCACCACACACCCGGTGTAGGCGAACACCTCGCCGTTGCGCACGATCGTGATAGAGAGCGTCTCCGCCGGCACAGCATCGGCGTTGCCGGTGAACGTGTACGTGAAGTTCACCGCGCCGGACTTTACCACATCCAGTCGTGCTGCGTGCAGGAAGTACGCCACGAGGTCCTCGCGAGCGTCCATCTCGATGTCGCCAGCCGGGTGCTCGTTGCCGGCGACCGCATTGACGATGTCGACTGTCTGCCGGATCGGGCGACGGAACTGCGTCTCCTCCTGCATCGTGATCGACTCGTTGTTGATTGGCGCGAACACCGTTGCGGCTTCGAACGTGCCAGATGTCGCCTCGAGAGCGACGCCGACGATGCCTCCACCACCAATGCCAGGACTGGTCACTCCTCATCCCCTCCTGTCAGCATCGTGAACTCGAGACCGGGCAGTTCGTGCTCTCCCGGAGGAATTCCACGGTAGGCGAAGAAGGCCTCGACCTCCTCCTTCGTGAACGTCCGTGTCTCACCTTTGGCGAACACAGCCAGACCGTCCACGGTTTGTGCCCTGTCGGATGTTACTTCGATCTTCATGCTTGACCTCCTCACGGGCCAAATCGTAGGCTGGTCTTGG